CAATATATTTTCCTGCTGGAACTTACTATATGACCTCTGGCATTAAGATTGAACGCAATGAGGTTCATGTTATTGGTGAAGGTTCTGAAAGTACTATCTTAGAATTTAATATATCTAGTGGTGTGGCAATGGATGTTGGTTATCACAACATCGGAGGCGGTACTTTCTGGGGTTGGACGATTAGAGACATCCAGATTTTTAGTAATGCTTCTAGCAGTGAGACAAACCTATTAAAAGTTAACTACCCCTTAAATGGAAAGATGGAACGTGTAAAAGTAGATCAAGCTAATTCTGTTGGTATAAGGTTTGGACGTCCACAAAACTTTGTTATGCACTCATCTGAAGTGAGGAACTCAGACGGTCGGGGTGTCATTGTTGAAAATGATTTTGTTTCTGCTCAAGGCCCACAGCTTTTTGTTATGGATAGTTGTACAATTAAAAATAATGGAGATGATCCTGCGGGCACAGCTTATCAAATTGCTTTAATCAATGGCGCAGAACACGTTATTACTAATTCAATCATTGAGGGAAGTGGTTTATCTAATATTTATGTTGGCACTGATTTAACTAAGATTACTAACTGTTCTTTCGAGGGCACTCCAACAAATGGTCATATTCAAGTTGGTGATAGTAGTGGCGGCGGTGTAATATCAAGTAATGTTTTTATTGGACATAACAATTTCCAAAACGGTTCGGTTGGCAATGCTGTTGACTGCCAGAATTATGTAGGAATTACAATTTTTGCAAATCAATTTCAGTCTAATTCGCAAGTGCGATTAGGGTCTGATGAAGGTGACAAGTATTCTATTATTGATGGCAATTATGGTTTAAATGTTCTTACTGAAATTACTGACAGTGGAACAACGGACGGTAAAATTATTTACAGAAATAGTTTAGCTGGAACAACTACAGACACAGTCCAAACAATTACCGATGGCGATACAACCCCAGACGTTCGTGGCATCAACTCTCTGCACACTGCAAACACTGGGGCTACCTCCATTACTCAATTTACAGGCACAACATCAGGCGATGTTTTTTCTGTAAAGTTTGGTGATGGAAACACCACGATTGTAAATGGAACATTTATTGTTACTGCGACAGGGGCAAACTTAACTCCATCATCTGGAGATTTAATTACATTTACAACTCTTGCTGGAACAGGATCAACAAATCGACCAGTGGCTTACGTCATAAACAATATTACTTAATGCCCTTTGAGGGTGGACAGTCCAGCCAAGGAGGTAAACATGGCACTGACTAAAACAACAGTAAACGACAAGATCGAAGTAATTAACAATGGTGACTGGTCATCAGTGCAAGTTCGCACGGCGACCATCATCAGTGAAGATGGCACAGAAATCAGCCGTACATTCCACCGTCATGTGGTAATGCCTGATGCTGATCTCTCAGCAGAAGATGCTGATGTTGCTGCTATCTGTACTCCAGTATTCAGTGATGCGGTTAAGGCTGCTTATGCTGCTGCTCAAGCAGAGGGAGAGTAATCATGGTTGCTGTAACAGAAACAATTAGCTCTAACGCAAGCACAGCCTCTCTGCAGGTAGTTGGTCACTTCAACCTTTCTATCTCTGGTACATGGTCTGCTACAGTTACAGTACAACGTAGCTGGGACAACAGCACATGGTTCGATGCTGATACCTTTACATCTAACTACGAGGGTGTAGGGTTTGATGCAGAGGAAGTCTATTATCGAGCAACTGTCTCAGGGTATTCCTCAGGCTCTGTTGTCATCCGTATATCGGATAATCGTGACTTCGGTTCTAAAGACGTCTTCGTAGCTTAGAGGGTGTCATGGAAGATAATTGGCACCTCAGTAAGTCAGTACCTGTAACTCTGGTACTGGCTATCGTTGCACAGACAGTAGCTCTTGTCTGGTATATTTCTAGTTTAGACAGTTCCGTAAAGGCCAATGCAAGAGACATCATTCGTAATGAAACTCGTTTAGAATCTCTTGAAACTATCGTTCAGGCCCAAGCTGTAACTCTTGGTCGTATGGATGAGAATATTAAAGCTATTAGAGAATCAGTAGAAAAGATGGCTAGTCAATGAGAAACATCAACGAAATCTTTGTACATTGCAGTGCAACTAAACCTCACTGGATGGAGAAGTCTAACTGCATTGATAAGGTTGAAGAGATCCGTAGGTGGCATGTAGAGGAAAGAGGATGGGCAGATATAGGTTATCATTTCGTTCTTGATCGTAATGGTGTTGTCTGCCCCGGAAGGCCAGTAGAAAAAGCAGGTGCTCATGCTAAAGGCCACAACAAAAACTCTATCGGTATTTGTATTGTAGGTGGATTTGGTTCTGATGCTAACGATAAGTTTGAAGAGCATTATACAGAAAAACAAAGAAAAGCTCTAAATACTTTACTAGATAGCTTGACAGCAGAATATTCAGGTGCTATAATACGTGGACATAACGAGGTGTCCTCCAAAGCCTGTCCCGGTTTTAACGTAAAGGATTACCTTAATGACAGATCAAGCCTTACCGAAGAAGCAAAAGACCTTGAAGAGGGAAGTGGCAGCCCTATTGTTGGCAGTTCTTCTATTGCTGATTTGCTTATGGGTCTTCTTCGGAAACTCCTTAGCAGGTGAGGCAGTAAAGGTACTTAACCTGCCAATCTTTACCTTTGCTGGTGCAGCCTTTGGTTTAGACTCAGTAGTTAAACAATGGAATATCAGTAATAAATGAGTGTAACTTTAGATCAGATTAGACAAGCTGCTGAGAATGATCTAGCCACATTTATTAAGCTTGTCTCACCAGAGCAAGTGTTAGGCCAATGTCACGAGGATGTGTGTAACTGGTGGACTAGAGGGGGTTCTAAGTCTCACCAATTGTTACTCTTCCCTCGTGACCACGGCAAGTCTAGGTTGGTAGCTTACAGGGTTGCATGGGAACTAACCAAAGATCCTACGTTACGGATACTGTACATCTCAGCCACTGCAAACCTTGCAGAGAAGCAACTAGGGTTTATCAAGGGTATCTTAACCTCAGAGACTTATAGTCGTTACTGGCCTGAGCATGTTAACAAGGACGAAGGTAAACGAGTACGGTGGACAACATCAGAGATTATGTTAGACCACCCTCTTCGTAAGAAAGAGAATGTTCGTGACCCTTCTGTCTTTACTGGTGGTCTTACCACTTCTCTCACAGGGATGCACTGTGACATTGCAGTTTTAGATGATGTTGTTGTCTATGAGAATGCATACACAGGTGAGGGACGTAATAAAGTTAAGAGCCAGTATTCTTTGTTGTCCTCTATCGAAGGGGCTAATGCAAAGGAGTGGATCGTAGGTACTCGTTACCACCCTGCAGACTTATACAACGATCTGATGCAGATGACTGAAGATCAGTATGACGAAGACGGTAACAAGGTATCTGAGGAACAGATCTACGAGGTTATGGAGAGAGCAGTAGAAGACCGGGGAGATGGTGTCGGTGAGTTTCTATGGCCTCAACAACAACGTAAAGACGGTAAATACTTTGGCTTCAATCGTCAGATCCTAGCTAAGAAACGTGGTCAGTACCTAGACAAGTCTCAGTTCAGAGCACAGTATTACAACGATCCTACTGATCCAGATAACGTACCGATTGAGAGTAACAGGTTTCAGTATTACGAACGTAAACATCTGAAGCAAGAGAATGGGTTCTGGTTCTACAAAGATGCTAAGTTAAATGTATTTGCTGCAGTTGACTTTGCATTTAGTTTATCAAAGAAAGCTGACTACACAGCTATTGTAATTGTAGGTGTTGACTCAGACAATAACATCTATGTCCTAGACATTGATCGTTTCCGTACAGATCGTATCACAGAATACTTCGAACACATTCTGCAGTTATCAACCAAGTGGTCTTTCCGTAAGATGCGAGCAGAGGTTACAGTAGCACAACAGGCAATCGTTAAGCAACTCAAGGAACTTGTTAAGCAACATGGGTTAGCTATTAGCATTGATGAGTACAGACCCAACAAACATCAGGGCAATAAAGAAGAACGTATAGCTGCTACACTTGAGCCTCGTTACGATAACATGCAGATCTGGCACTACCGTGGTGGTAACATACAGACACTAGAAGAAGAACTACAGTCAAGGAACCCACCACACGACGATATTAAGGATGCTCTTGCTTCTGCTATTGACATTGCTGTCAAGCCTTTCAAGAGTATTCGTAGAGATAAAAGTAATAATATCGTTTGGGCTAATAATAGATTTAGAGGAGCCTCTTAATGGCAGGTGAAACAATAGAACTAGAGTACTTGCTAGGTCCAGATTCTATGGCTGTAGAGGTGGCTAATCGGTGGCGTGAGTGGTCTAACCTTCGTGAGCAGAAGGTAGAAGAGTGGAAAGAGTTACGGAACTATCTGTATGCTACAGACACTAAGACAACAAAAAATGCTATGTTGCCTTGGTCTAACAGCACCACTACTCCTAAGCTTACACAGATCATGGACAATCTCCATGCTAACTACTTTGCTACTTTGTTCCCACAGTCTAAGTGGATGCGGTTTGAAGCAGAGACTAAAGAGGCTAACACCAAAGCCAAACGATCTGTTATCCAAGCATATATGGACAACAAAGTTCGTCAGTCTGACTTTGTAAACATCTCTAGTGATTTGTTATATGATTACATCCAGTACGGCAACTGCTTTGCTACTGTGGTGTGGGAAGATAACTATCAGGTGAAAGCAGAAGGCGATCTAGTTGTAAACTATGTTGGCCCTAAGATGGTTCGTATCTCACCCTACGACATCTGCTTTAATCCTACTGCCCCTAGCTTTGGCAAGTCACCTAAGATCATTAAGTCTATTCAGACACTAGGAGAGATCCGGGGAATGATCGACAGTGACCCTTCCAAGAAATACATGGAAGCTGTCTTCGACAAGATGATGGGTGCTAGGGCTGCAGTAACTGGTTCTGATGCTACCTACAACAAAGCTGATGGATACATTGCTGATGGCTTTACATCCATACAACAGTATTACGAATCAGACTATGTAGAGATCCTGACATTCTACGGAGACTACTACGACAGTGAGAACGGTGTGTTGTATAAAAACCGTATCATTACTGTTGCTGATCGTGCCTATGTCTTAGCTAATGAAGAGAACCCTAGCTGGTTAGGCAGTGCTCCTATCTTCCACGCAGGGTGGAGGCCACGTCCAGACAACCTATATGCAATGGGTCCACTAGATAACTTGGTTGGTATGCAGTATCGTATTGACCACCTAGAGAACCTGAAGTCAGACGTATTCGATCAGATTGCTTACCCGATCCTCAAGATCCGTGGTGACGTAGAGGACTTCGACTTCGAACCCGGCTCTCGTATATACATGGGAGAAGAGGGTGACGTAGGTTACATGGCACCTGATGCAACTGCATTGCAAGCAGACCTGCAAATTAGAGTGCTGGAAGACAAGATGGAAGAAATGGCAGGGGCACCTCGTCAAGCTATGGGTATCCGTACACCGGGCGAGAAGACAGCCTTTGAGGTACAATCCCTACAGAACTCTGCCTCTCGTATCTTCGAACATAAGACTGCCCACTTCGAACGTGTATTCCTTGAGCCAATCCTTAATGCCATGCTTGAAGTGTCTCGTCGTTATATGAATATGTCAGATACAATTCGTGTACTGGATGATGCCACAGGTGCTGTGTTGTTCCAGACTATCACGAAGGATGACATTACAGCTAAGGGTAAGATTGTTCCTGTCGGTGCTCGTCACTTTGCTGAACGTGCTCGTCGTATTCAGAACCTTACTCAACTCTATCAGATCAAGTTGTCTGATCCTACCGTGTCTGCTCACTTGTCGGGTAAAGAGTTTGCTCGTATCTTGTCTGAGGAGCTAGGTGAACCAGAGTTGTTCTCAGAGAATATTTCTGTATCTGAACAGCTAGAAACACAACAGCAGATGCAAGAGGCAGAAGCTATTAACCAAGAGCAACTAATGATTGCACAAGAGATGGGGATCTAAAATGCCATACATGAAGGGTAAAGTTAAACCGTACAAGAACACAACAAAAAAGCCAGCAGAGAAAAAGAAACCTATGGCTAAAAAGAAACCAATGAAGAAATAATGAAATCTATTTGGTTAAAGGGTCTTAGTGGCTCTGAGAAAGAGAAACGTAAGGCTGAGATACTAGGTTATCGTAATGCCTTCGATGCTCTTAAAGAAATTCTCGAACAGAACTTCAAGAAGAAAGAAGCAGTTCGTGATTACGAAGTACCCAATTGGGAACTACGACAAGTGGCAGTCAACGAGTACAACCAAGTGCTTGATGATATGCTGAAAGTAATAACTTTAAACAAGGAATAAAACATGGATGTGTTTACTGAGAGTAGTCAAACCACGGACACTACTCAGCCAGAGCAACAAACTACTGAGAGTACCCCACCACAGGATTCTTTTGTAGCCAAGCTCGTTGAGGCCAAGGGAGATAATTGGAAAGATCCTGAGGTACTAGCTAAAGGGAAACTAGAGGCTGATACCTACATACAACAACTCGAAGGACAACTCACACAGATGAGGGAAGACTTGGGTAAACAGGATTATGCTAAGAATCTTCTGGACCAGTTGCAAAATAAGGCCGCAGAACCCACCACTGCGAATACTGCAATGCCCAATAATGATACTGGTGGCACTTCAGAAGGGAACACCAACCCTGCTCTGAGTGAGGAAGACCTGAAGAGCCTTGTCGAACGTACACTAACTGAACGAGATAAAGAGTCTGTTGTCAAACAAAATCTTGATCTTGTGAACGGAGAGTTGGAGAAGAGCTACGGCACAGAAGCCAATGCTAAGATCCAAGAGAAGTCAAAGGAATTAGGTATTAGTCTCCAACGTATGCAGGAGATTGCTGCTGAATCACCCACGGCTTTCTTTAGTCTCCTTGGCGAAGCAAAGAAGGACTTTAAACCTATGGTTCAAGGTTCAGTTCGCACAGAAGGTGTCAACATGCAAGCCTCGACAGAACGTGATTGGTCCTATTACCAAAAGCTTCGTCGGGAAAATCGTAACCTCTACTATACACCCAAAATACAACGACAACTTATGGAAGACAAAGGTCGTTTGGGCAGTAAGTTTGGAATCTAAAGGATAAGAAAATGTCTGGTATGAATACAGCCAATTCTACTCTCCTTACCCGTACCGAAGTATGGTCTACGGAACTCAAGGAGATTTTACGTGATGAAATGATGGCACAACGGTACGTCCGTATGCTTGAAGGTTTCCCAGATGGGAACACTTTCCACATTCCATCAATCGGTCAAGCACAGGTAGACAACTACGCAGAAGATACTTCCGTAGAATACCGTCCACTTGACACAGGTGAGTTCACTTTCACAGTTGATAAGTATCTGTCATCAGCTACTTACATGACTAAGAAAGCTGAGCAGGATACCTTCTACGCAAGTGAACTGATGAGCCGTTTTGTTCCTGAACAAGATCGTGCAATCATGGCTCACTTCGAAACAACCACTATGGCTGCTCCTGAAGCAGGTTTAGCTGACAATGCTCAGTCTTTGGTTGACGGAGGAATCCACCGTTTCTCAGGCGGTAATGCAGGTAAAATCGAAGTCGAAGACTTTGCTTATGCTCGTATGAAGCTGAAGATGGCTAATGTACCTGATCAAGCAATGGTTGCTATTGTAGACCCATCAGTTGAGTTTACAATCAACACTTTGAGTGATCTTGCTGCTGTTACCAACAACCCTAAGTTTGAAGGTATCGTAAGCTCAGGTATTGCTACTGGTATGCGTTTCGTAGCTAACGTCTATGGTTTCGATGTATATACATCAAACTACTTGGCTGATGCAACAGACACTGCTCTGAAGGAACGTGACAACACAACTACCAATGACTTCAGCACAACAAACGGTAAAGTTAACTTGTTCTTCTCAGCTAATGCTACTGTGAATCCATTCGTGGGTGCATGGCGTCAGCAGCCTGAGGTAGACTATGAGTATAACAAAGACTTCCAACGTCACGAGTTTGTAACTACTGCTCGTTACGGTGTTAAGTTGTACCGTCCTGAAAACATGGTTCGTGTTATCACGACACCTACAGTATAAGGAGATACTAAATGTCTTACACTAACGCAGATGGCCTCTACATCCTCACTGATGGGGATCAAGGCGTAGCCAACCTAACTGGTGGTAACAACAACGGTGTTAAATTCTTGATGATTGACATCGATGATGCGACTACTATTGCTGCTTCTCCAGCTGCTCCTGCTGCGAATGATGCATTCATTCCTTCAGGATCATACATCACTCGTGCAAGCTTGATTGTTTCGGATGCTTTTGCTGGTGCAACTGCTGCCCTTAACATCGGTCTGCAGACTGCTGCTGGTGCAGCTATTGCTGCTCAAGGTATCGATGCTGCTATCGCAGTAACTGCAATCGATGCTGATGGTGATGTTGTAGCTTGTGACGGTGCCTATGTAAACGGTGTTGTAACCGTAGGTGCTGCAGATGCTTATGTATCACTTGACTATGACACAGCTGCATTTACTGCAGGTGCTGCCAAATTGGTCATCGAGTACATCGAAGTATAAACTAATTGGTTGGGGGCTTCGGCCCCCTTCCTTCCACCTTAGGAGATTGCAATGGCAAACGTAAACCACAGTACACTAACAGACCCTTACTTGCATGAACCTAAGGGTATAGCATCAGCATCCTCAGGGGATGTGTATGTTGCTAATGGTGCAGGATCAGGAGCTTGGACAGCTAAAGAAACTCTTATTGAACTATCTCTTGAGGGCTATTTAGAAAATGTTTCTGCTGTAGAAAAAGTCTATGTCCCTATTCCTTTTGCTGGTACTGTTGTTAAAATTCTAACAGTTTTAGAAGCTGTAATATCTTCTGCTAATTCTACTGTTACAGTTAAGAATGCTGCAGGTTCATCTATGGGAACTTTGACAATAACTGCCTCAGGATCTGCTGCAGGTGATGTAGATACTTTAGTTCCTGTCTCAAACAATACAGTTACAGCCGATAGTTTCATTACTATTGAAAGTGATGGAGCATCCACTAACACAGCTAAACTACGTTTTGTAGTAGTATTGGATAGAACATAATGAGAAACACACTTCTTCAAATGGTTCAGTCTATTCTGAGTGACATGGACTCAGAGGCTGTGAACTCCATTAGTGATACAGTTGAAGCTGAACAAGTTGCTTCTGTTATCCAAGATACATTCTTTAATATTGTTGCTGCAAGGGACATCCCAGAGCACAGACAACTTATTAAACTTACTTCATTAGCTGATAGCACTAAGCCTACTCACTTCTTGTATCCAGCTAACACCCGTCAACTTAGTCGAGTAGATTATAATATAGATGACACAGGTACCACCTATCAGGAGATAGTGTTTGTAGAACCTATGAACTTCATTGACCGTATGAACCAAGACTCAGCTACAACAACAACTGTAACTGATGTTCTAGGTGGCACACAATTGTTTATCGGTAATGATCGTCAACCATCATATTATACTAGCTTTGATGACAACCACATCGTCATGGATTCTTACAAATTCACTGTTGACTCTGTGTTGCAGAACAGCAAGACCAGAGCCTTTGGTTACATCTATCCGACATTTACTATTGACGATAACTTCCAGCCTGACTTGGATGACACTATGCTTCCATACTTATTGGCTGAAGCTAAATCAACTTGCTTCTCTTTGTTTAAGTCTGGTTCAGATCCTAAGATCGAACAGTCTGCTCGTCGTTTAAAGTCATTCGTACAGAATGATATGTACAAAACAAAGAAAGCTAACATAAGACCTCACTACGGGAGAAATTAATGGTCGAGTTTATAGAAGACACTGTTAACCAACGGTGTGTTTGTAAGACAGACAAACTTGCTACAGACATCATAATACAAAAAGCCAACGATGGTTTTATCTTCTTTGAGATTAAGTTTGAGAAAGGTATCCTGCCCGAAGAGTTCCAAGGTAAATACTCAGGGATACCAGCAGCTAAGAAAGCCATAGAAAACTATCTAAAGAAAAAGAAGATGTCTAAGACAGCCCGTCGAAACTACTTCACAGAAGCCAGAGAAGAACGGAAGAAAAAAGATGCCGCAAAGAATAAGTCAAAAGGTAGTGAACACGTTCATCAAGGGTCTGATAACTGAGGCTGGTGAACTAACATTCCCCGAAGATGCATCCATTGACGAACTGAACTGTCTCTTAGAGAGAGATGGTTCTCGCCGCCGTAGACTGGCCGTAGAGTTAGAGACAAGCAATGTTAACTCTACATTCACAATCAATAACTCTTTTGTGTTCACCACTGGTAGGTGGAAGAATGCGGCTGGTGTAGCTGGGTTAGACTTTGTTGTTGTACAACAAGGTACAACTCTACGTTTCTACAACACAGGCTCAGAGCCATACTCAGGTAATGAAGAAAGCTTCTCTGTTAATCTTGTATCCTATGAGTTTGCAGGTAGTATAGGTGCTGGACTAGCTAAGGTCCAGATGGATACAATCAATGGTAATCTTGTTGTAAGTTCTGAGGCTATTGAACCTATTTATATTACCTATGATGCAGATGCTAACACCATCTCAACAACTCAGATCTCACCTCGTGTAAGAGATTTTGAATGGCAGGGTACTACAACAAACTATACAGATGGCACTGCCACGCCAAGTAAAGGTCGTGAGTATGATACAGCTAACTCAGGTTGGTCTGGTGAGAAAGGTGAAGCTGCTCTAACATCTTACCTAGCTTACGATAGTGATGGTGATGGAACTGCAGATAACGAATACCCACCCCTCACACATCCTTGGTACTCAGGTAAAAATGCTAGTGGTGACTTTGTTCCTGAAGAGTGGGAGAAGGTCTTTACTGGATCTACCCTCACAGGTAACGGTAGCTTTATCCTAGACTTCTTTTCCAAGAACCGTAGTGCAGCCTCTGGTATCTCTGGTATTACAACAGAACTAGAGACAAGTAGATTTAAAGCAGTTGCAGCTTTTTCTGGTCGTGTGTTCTATGCAGGGTTGACAAGTTCAAAGAATGCTGGTAAAATACTTTTCAGTAAATACTTAGATAACATTACAGAAGTTGACAGATGTTATCAACAGAATGATCCTACCTCTGAAGAGATTAGTGATCTTCTTGCTTCTGATGGTGGTGTTATATCAATACCAGAAGCTATGAACATTCAGAAGCTTCATGTGTATGGAAGTTCTATCTTTGTATTTGCTGAGAATGGTGTATGGCAAATTAGTGGTGTTGATAATGTTTTCAAAGCTACTGAGTATTCCATCTCAAGGGTATCACAGATTGGTCTGACTAACCCACAGGCATTTGTAAGTGTTGAAGGTGTACCTCTCTGGTGGTCTAAACATGGGATACATACATTAGGTTTTGATCAGGTATCAGGTAGAGCACAGGAACAAAACTTATCTATTGGTTCTATCCAGACTTTCTTTGAGGCTATTGACGGTTCTGCTAGACAAGAATGTACTGCAGTATACGATCAGACAAACAAAAGAGTACATTGGTTCTACCCTAGTAACGGTGAGACAGTAGCCAACAAGAAGAATAAAGTATTAACTCTTGATGTTACGTTGCAGTCTTTCTACCCTTGGACAGTATCGGACAGTGCCACAAGTCCAGACTATATCATGGGAGCAGAATACTATCCCGGCTTTGGTTCTAACTTTGTAAACAACGATGTTCTTACTTTTGATGGTGATGATGTTGTAACCAGTGCAGGAGATGATGTTGTCATCTCAACACAGACAGAACTATCACAGGCTGATGCAGCTATCGTTCTTATGGTTTACGATGGTGCAACAGGTAAGATGACAATGGGTTTGTTCTCAGGAACAACCTTCCTAGATTGGGGTGATTCTAACTATAGTTCATATGCTGAAGCTGGCTATGACTTTATGGGAGACTTAATCCTCAAGAAGAATGCCCCGTATATACAAGTGTATCTACGTCCAACTGAAACAGGATACTCTGGTACTGATGAAACTGGATACACACCTGTAAGGGAATCATCATTACTTGTCTCATCTTATTGGGACTTCCGTACTAACACTTCATCTTCGCCACAACAGGCTTATCGTTTAAAGTACACACCTGTTGTAAATGAATCTGACTTAGGCACTTGGGACTATCCTGAGAAGGTCGTAACCACACGATTAAAAATGAGAGGGCATGGCCGTAGTATGAGGCTCAGGTTCGAGAGTGAACAGGGTAAAGACTTCGTACTACTAGGCTTTGGAATAATTAATGCAGTCAATCAGAGGTTTTAAGATACAGGCCGAAGACTACCAAGAAGTAAAAGAAGAAGCTAACGAACTTATTTATCAGAATTGGGATGACACTGGATACAAAGAAGCTGGTATAGAACTTAATCCAGATTGGGAAGCTTACGATGCCCTTTATTATGCTGGTATGATAGGTGTCTACACAGTTAGAAAAGATAAGAAGCTTGTTGGATACTTAGTTGTTTTAGCTAGAAACCATCCTCACTATAAAGATCATATCTTTGCTTCCAATGATATTCTATTTATTGATAAAGAATATAGAAAAGGTTTAGTGGGTTACTTCTTAGTAAAGTATGTAACAGAAGACTTAGAAAAACGTGGTGTATCTGTTCTTCTTTTTAATACAACGGTGGACAAACCTTACGATCCTATCCTTAAAAGATTAGGCTTTAAACATTCTGAAAAACTGTATACAAAATATCTAGGGGAATAACATGGGTATTGAAACAATTCTTTTAGCCACTGCAGTAGCAGGAACAGGCTATCAAATATATCAAGGTGAGCAAGCAGCCTCTGCTCAAAGACGGGCAACCCGTGCTCAGCAACGGCAACAACAAGTTCAGGCTAGACGTTCTCGAACACAGGCTCTACGGTCAGCACAGTTACAAAGATCACAAGCACTTGTTCAGTCAGGTGCTTTAGGTATTACAGGAGGGTCTGCTTTAGGTGGTGGTTTGTCCTCTCTATCCTCTCAGCTTGGAGGTCAACTAGGATTTCAAGGTCAGATGTCTGGGTTATCTCAGCAGATTAGTTCTTTCAGTCAACAAGCTGCCTCTGCTCGTGCTCAAGCAGACTTAGGTGGTGCTATATCAGGGGCTGCTTTAACAGGTTTTTCCGTAGGTAAAGACTATGACCTCTTCTAATAAGTAAGGAAATATTAATGGCTACTCTATTAGAGGAACAACAGGTAACAATCCTTGGTGACGATGAAGAAGTCTCAGAGATAGTTACCCCAGATCCCTACTCAGCTTCTACAGAACGTAGGGACACTGCAGTTCTCGGAGCTACAGGGCTGTTGCCAGACGAAGTAGAGAACCTTCCTTCTGAGGTTTCTACTCGTGTAAGCAATGCTTTGATTAGTGATGTACAAGAAGTACAAGAACAACAGGTAGATGTTGAAGAAGCAGCTATTAGACTAGACGATCAGGCGGCTAAAGGCGGTGAGCTAATAGGTTTGTCTGATTACTTTGACAACTCATTCCATGCTATGGAAAACCCAGCCTTAACTGAAACACAGAATAGAGCATCTATAAAGTATCAGCTAACAGCAGAAAAAATTCAAGATGCTATTAAGTCTCGTACAGCAGAGACTGGTGCAGGTACTGTTGTCAATTGGTTTGACCGTTATATCTTCCGTCAGTTTCCTATCGGTGCTTTCGAAGACCTTACTATGAAACGTAAGACTGTCTCAGAAGAGTTTGCCAGAGCTATTGCTGGTAATATGTCCGTAGCAGACTACGAACTTTTCTTAGACAGTAAAATTAACGAGTATGTTGATCAAGGGTTCTTCTTTGCAGATAACCCTTTAGCATTATCAGACCTTCTAAACACAATTAATAGGTTTGGTAATGATGATAATGCAGTCACTGAGGCGATCATTGGTGCTATTGATTTATTTCCTTTAGCTACTTTAGCTACGAGTGCTACCGTTAAAACAGTTAAGACTGCTGCTAAAGTAAACGAAGCTCGTAAAGTAGCAAAGATGATTAACACTATAGCAAAGTCACCTACTGCTGCTACCCGTGCAGGTGCTGTCAACGGACCAGATGCTGCAACAGAAGTAGCAGAAAACATTGCTAGACGTACAGACGAGCCTGAGAACTTAGCAAACATGGGTCCAAGTATCACTGACCCAGTTGGAGATAAAGCTCCTGTACGGCCCTTAGGTGAGGCTGCACTGCGTAATCAGACTGCAAGGGATGTTGTCAACGAAGTCTATGCTTATGCTAACAGAGCTTTAGGTAAGATCTATGACCAAGCTCAGTTAGGTGTTTATATCTCTAATCGTATAAACTATATCCAAGAAAGTTTTAACAGAGGTGTTATAAACCACAGCTTAGACTACCAAACAAACAGACTTACAGTTTTACTAGGGCACCCTAAAACTGGTAAAGCTTTAACGAGAGAGTCAGCAGAGAAGTTTGCTGAAGATTTCCCTGAGGCTACCGTAGTACCTATCGATGAATCAAAAGGTGCTTGGGCTATTCAGGTTGATGAAGCTATAGAACTTGATGACTTTATTGCTGCTGACAAGTTTGCACAGTTAAATCATATCGAAGGTGTAACAGGTAAACTGTTTTCTAAGATCTTCGGTAATAGGTTTACGGGTGGTTCACATCTTCGGGATAATGAGTTCCTTACTAACTTAGCCTATCGTGCAGAGAGTGGAGCCATCCGTACTTCTCAGTTGATGCAAGGTCTTACAAGTAAGATTGGAAAGTTGTCTGGTAAAGAACTTGAACAAGTCGGTGACATAATTCAGAGGATTCAATCTAAAGACTTGGCATCTAAACGTAACTGGTTTACTGACGATGACTTCATTGATCTTTGGAAGGCTGACAACAAAGGTAAAGCTCCCTCTCAAAAAGTGTTGGATGGTTACAGAGCAACTGTGGACCTTTCAGATACAACGTATATTCTAAGAGCTACAGGCCTTATCCGTACAATGCACAGGGCTGGCTATCGTAGAATCTCCACTTTCATTGGTGGTGAACAGGTTTATACAGCAGCTAAGAAAATATCTGTTAACAGCATAGATGACTCAGCTAGAATTATTGATGCTCAGTCTGGTGCTGTCTTTACTAAGTCAGAGTATGATGGACCTCTTGTCAATGCCTTTGAAATGGACATGGACACAAACGGTGTTAAGTATGTTGTTGACACAGAACTTGTAAAACCACTTGAACCTCAAGACGTTTTAGGGTATAATGCTGGTGGTCCTCGTATCAATCCAGAGGCTACTAACTTTATTGTCTTGATGGGTAAAGACGGTATTCCTTTAAAGACTGCTCTATCAACTAGCTCTAATAAGACTGCACTACTTGCTGCTGAACAGATGGATACTATTGCTAGAGCAATTAGGTCTAATAACTTAACAGATGATCTTGTTGCAGCTAACAACAAGTGGAACCCCGGTATCACAACCGCATCTGCAATGGAGAAGTTTCTTAGAGATGAGGATCTTCTAAGTTTGTTTGGAAATGAAACTGTTAGTATTGTTAGTAAAGCAAGAGATGAGAATGTATTTACTGGTGTAGCAGGTGAAACTTTTGCGCCGGGAGCTACCTTGGATGAGTTTACTATATTCTCTAATCGTCGGAACGATAAACCACTGACGCACTTCGGCGGTATAGCTACAGTAAATGATAACCCAATTAAAGGAATACTAAACCAAGCCAACACTGAAAGCCGTAAGATAGCCTTTAGTAACTACACGGCTGCTGCTCAAGTATCTTTGGGTAAGAAGATCAAACAGATTGCAGATCCTGATAGCTCTAATAAAGATTACCGTTCATACTACCGTAACATTGATAAGTGGTTGGACAAAGATAGTTCTAATGCTGTTATTCAAAAGATATTTGAACGCAAAAGAATTACAGACCTTAGGTTAGGGGCAGAAGGTTTTGGGGATCGTGCTTTAACTAGACTAGCTCAAGATGTTACAGAACAATTCTATAATCTTACTGGTGTTAAGTTTAATGTAAACAACCCGACACACCTTCTAACTAACTTTGGGTTTAAAACAACATTCTTTGGAGATACTTTTCAATTACTCCTGCAATCAGCCCATAGCATGACTATCATAGGTGCTACTGGAATTGATGACGGTATATCTGGTATGGTTATGGGACGCCAGTTACTTAGCTCTCTTGAAGTTGAAGGTAAACAACTTGATATTATGATAGATAGGATGGCTGGTTTTTACGGGTACTCTAGGGATGAAATGGTAGAAATACGAGAACTATTTATTGATATGGCTCGTTATGAAGTAGATCCAACTAACTTGGTAGAAGGTTTCCAAGCTCCTTCTGGTGCTGCTGTTCGATTAGGAAAATCACAGAAAGCTCGTGCAGTATCTAACACGGTTGGTAAGGCATGGGAAAAGACTAACAATGTTGGTATGTACTTCTTTAACAAGGGTGAGCAGATAACTCGAACAACAGCTTTTGGTGCCGCCGTAAGAAAATGGAAAGCACAAAACAAAGGTAAGTCAATACTATCTGAAGAAGGTCGTACTTGGGTGTCTAACAAAGAGCAAGCCTACTCTTTCAATATGACAAACATGAGCAGGGGTATGATACAACAAGGTGTGCTGAGAGTTCCTACTCAGTTTATGTCGTATCTTCTTCGTAGTTTTGAAGCTGTGTTTGTGGGTAAGAACATGACTGCTCGTGAACGTATGGGTGCTGCAGTTATGGTTGGACCCTTTTGGGGACTAACAGGTGTGGGTGCAGCTACGACAACTTCTGGTGTTGTAGATAACTTAAACTCTTTCTTGCCAGAAGATATGCAAATAGAACCCGGCAATGATATGTACCGTCTTATAAAAAATGGTAGTGTAGATGCCCTTTTTGCTTGGGCTGGGGATGTTTTAATTGGAGAGAATGCCCCAGAAGTTTCTATGGCAAGTCGGGTATCCCTTGGCGATGGTGTTATTGATACCTTTAGAAACTATAGAGAGGCCACTGCTATAGAAATAATAGGTGGTGCTGGTGGTGGTAAGACTGGCGATACTCTTGTTGACTTCTCTCAGTTTATGGGTTCTCTTATAAGAGGTGATGAGATTTTAATAAGTACAAAAGGTATGGAACTTCTGCGTAACATGAAGTTTATTGATAACCTTTCAAAAGGCTATGGAATATGGCAACATCAAGTTTACTCTTCTAAAACAGGTGGTGAGATAGATCCTAACCTTAATAACATAGATGCTTTGATGGCTGTTGCAGGTATTCCTTTAGAGGAAGTACAGCAAATATATGATGCTAAAGATATTATCTTCAGAACAAACAAGACATATCGTAAATGGTCTAAGGAAGTAAAGCCTTATACCAATCAGTTTTGGAGAGCAGTCAACGATGGTAATGCTGAACTAGCTAATGAGACACTTGAGAGTATCAACATAATGGTTAGTAGGTTAAACGGCCTTACCCCTGAGCTAAGACAGAACCTAAAAGAACAGGTCTTAAAGGGTTTTGCAGACACAACTACTTTCGAAAGAATACAACAACTTCGTCGTATGGGCCTTGAGACTGAAGCTGATCAACTACAAGCTATTACAGAGTAAGGAAAAGACATGGCAATTTTTGCACCTAAACTTGAGGGTCAGATACAGGCAGAAGCTCCTGTCCAAGCCCCTCAAACAACAAGCCCCTTTGCTACTGCTTTAAGAGGTGTCAAAGACATAACAGCTACACTAGGTCGTGCAGCCCCTAGACCTGTATCAGAAGCTTCAAGAGAAAGCAGTCTAATCCAAGGATTCGGTACTGAGTTAAGTAACTTGCTTGATCTGCAAGAAGGTGGTGAAGTAGATAATATAACCTTAGCAAGGCGAGCTAAACAGGTAGCTATGAGGGCTGTTAATGCTAATGTACAGCTTCCAGATAATCTTAAAGGAGCTTATGAAGCTATCACAGGGACACCATTTGCAGCAGCAGCCTTTGATGTGGGTGACGAAGAACAATACTATGAAAACCAACGTCTTCAAAGTGAGCAGGGTTTAGCTCTAAGATCTGTTGCTAAATCTGAATTAGTCTCAGAGAATATTACAGCTACACCAGATGCGATTAATAAGCTTGTCCTACAGAAGTTAAATGAAAAGGCTGTACTAGACCAACAGATTGCCGTGCAAGATGCAAAGCTACAAGCAGGTATGCCTATAGAACCCACCCCGATCTTAGAGAGTATTCAGAATGACTATCAGATACTATCTCAAGCTGCAGTACAGGCAGAGGCAGATGGTATTGTTACTCGTGGTGAATTAAGAAATATACAGCTATCCACAAGAAATCTTATTGCATCTAAATATGGTAAGTTTGAGAGTAACAAAGCTGTCAAAGCTGTTGTAGATCAAATGAATGGTCTTGTCCAAGATATTGCAGTAGGTGTAAGCACCGATCCTCTTTCTGTGCAACTTGATGCTGTTCAAGTAGCTTTGCAAAAGTCTGGTTTCGATAGTTTGACTATCTCCACTGTAAGGGCTATGGTAAAACAAAATCCTGAAACATTTAAAAGTCAAATACTTACTAAATTTGAAGAGAAGGGAAAGACTTTTGCAGATGCTCTAGTAGAAGCTGCAACATCAGCTATATCTGTTGATAAGTATGTAGATATATTTGGAAACAATAGAAGACCAGAGTTGAGTTCAGGAACAGGGGAGAATCCTTCATTGCTTCCTTTACCTGATATTAAGAACCAACCTGAAAATTATACAAAGATTGTTGAAAGTGTTTCTGCAATAAACTCTACAACAAAACCTGAGAACATTATTAATAATGCTGAGACTAGAAACTCTTGGTTAAATACTCTTAACATTACTGCAAGTGCTGTTGCTTCCCAGAGTGATGAGTTTATTTTGGGTGAGAAGCTTTTGTCTAGGTTTGCCGACAACGGTATCATGACTAACCTAGATGCTGTTTATCGTACAGATCCTCTCAATGCTGCACAGACTAACGATGTTTTACAACAAGCCCTTTCTGCTGAAAGAGTACGTCAAAAGAATGAACTTGACCAACGACTAAGTACAGGTGATGGGCAATACTTTAAAGTAGACCAGACAGGTAAGGTTGTCTTCGATATGGAGTTTATCGAAGGTAAGTTTTCTGGGGTTCCTCAAGGTGATAGACGTTTACGTGACTTCAGAGAAACAGTCCAAAGCATCGAATCAGCAGGTGGTCTTGAAGCCTTTATGAAACTGCCTGAACAAAGTCGTAATCAAATACTTCAGGGAAGTAACCTTGAGAATATTATTACAACTAGGTTTGGAAGTACTCTAAAACTTGTAAGCAATCTTCGTATGATAGATGGAAAACTACAAAACTTAAATTCTTTAGCAACTAAGTATCAGTCAGCCACAGACTTGTTTAGTGGTGGTCGAATTGCCGAAGCTGTTGAAGGTGTCTTAGAAACTCTTGAGGCTGAGGACATAGCACAAGAAGCTAGAAGTGCTTTAGATCCTACTATCGAAGATGTTATCCCTGTAATAGAAGATACAGCCCCTATATCTGCTGGATTGATTGATAGAAAAGAAGCAGGTCTAGGTGGTTACTCATCTCTGTTCAATAATGCAGAAAGAAAAGACACTGCCTTTAAGGGTTATGATGTATCTACAAAAACTCTTGGAGAATTGTACGAGTTCTCTAATCCATCTGGCCCCTATGGACAGTATGTTAAGAGAGTAAACCCCGAAGATGTAACAGCAACTCCAATGGGTCGATACCAGTTTGTAGGGACTACTCTTAAAGAGGTGGCAGAACGAATGGGTCTTGATGAGTCTACTGTGTTTGATCAGAGAACTCAGGATATTATGTTTCTGAACCATGCAAACCATGTGATAAAAAACAAGAGTAAGCCACGGCAAATTGCTAAACTAAAGTCTACTTGGGATGGCTTTAAGAAACTTAGTGATGCTGAATTACTGCAAATGATTGAAGAGATAGAAGGTTCTGTTGTACAACAAGCCTTAGATATTCCTTCACGACTAGCACCTCAAACATCTCTACGCCCTATGGCTAGACCAACAGGGGAATAAGATGTGGCTATTCAACCTGATTGTTGGCTCACGAGTACAACGCCTTGTGGCAGGTGCCTTAGGTGTCTTAGTGGTGCTCTTTGGGGCGATTCAGTTTGGACGCCAGAAAGAGAAGACGAAACAGAAGGTGCAGAACCTGAAGGCTTACAAAGAAACGAGAGAGAAGATTGATGAAGTTGAAGTTAACACTGATAGGGATGCTGCTCTTGACAGGTTGCGGGACAACGATCAACTCCGTTGATGCTGTTTGTAGCATACCCCTGCCAACTGTATCACGGGATGATACAACACAAACTATCCTAGAGGTAGACAACTTCTCTGCTAAGTGGAGGGCAGCTTGTAATGGCTAAACTAGATAAGTCAAAGATGAAGTGCAACAAGCCTAAGAGAACTCCTAATCACCCTAAGAAGTCTCATGTTGTCAAAGCATGTGACGGTGGTAAGGAAAAGATCATTAGGTTTGGACAACAAGGTGTGAAGGGTAGCCCTGCTGGATCAGCCCGGAACAAAGCATTCAAAGCCCGTCATGCTAAGAACATTAAGAAGGGTAAGATGAGTGCAGCATATTGGGCTAACAAAGTCAAATGGTAAACAACACACTTATATCCTACTTCCCTCTACCCAACATGCCATTTCAGACACATACCAATGTAGTCTTTGAGAATGGTAGGGGTGAGGAACCCTTGAAGAAGAAAGCTAAAGAACTCAGCCCTGCAGAAATAGTGCAGAAAATAGAAATGAATAAACCCTATGCTTACGGCCCTGACTACACTAAGCTTAGACAACCAACTGGTCAGATAGTTAATTTCGTTATTGCCTGAGGTAAGTTAGATGGACCCGATTAGTATTGCACTAGCAAGTTTCAGTGCTGTGAAGGCTGGTGTGGCAGCAGGTAAAGAGATAACCTCACTGGCTAAGGACTTAGGAAGTCTCTTCGATGCTATTGATGAGGTTAAAGGGGATCACGAGAAGAAGAGAAGTAGTATCTTTTCATCTGCAAATGAGGAAGCTTTAGATACCTTTGTTGCCCGGAAGCAAGCAGAGGATCTTGAGAACCAACTAAGAGAGATTATCATAGCCACTAGGGGTTACTCAGCTTACCAAGAATTGATAAACCTTAGGAAAGATATACGGGTTCAACGTAAGAAAGAACTGGAAGATAAGAGAAAACGATCCGAAGAGTTCTGGGAATCTATATTGTTGTGGGGTTTGATATTCATTGTAACCATCATCACTTGTGGTCTTGGTTTACTAGCACTTCTCTACTACATGGATAGATTATAGGAGACTGAAATGCCTGTGATGAAAGTTAAAGGTGGATACCGTTGGGGTAAGACGGGTAAGATTTATAAGACTAAGAAAGAAGCTGAGAAACAAGGTAAGGCTATCTATGCTTCTGGCTACAAGAAGAGAGGTAAATAATATGGCTGGACCTACACCAACTAAACCTGCTCTATGGTCAAGAGCTAAGGCAGAGGCAAAGAAGAAGTTCAAAGTCTACCCATCAGCTTATGCTAATGCTTGGGCAGCTAAGTGGTATAAGTCTAAAGGTGGTGGCTGGCGAGGTAAAGACAACAGGGTGGTATAAGTAATGGCTAAGGGTGGTCTAGGTAAATGGTTCGGTGAGCAATGGATCGATGTCAAGACAGGTAAACCCTGTGGCAGATCCAAGGGTGAGAAACGGGGATACCCTGCTTGCAGACCCAAGGCGGTAGCAGGTAGCATCAGCAAGAAGGAAGCTGTTAAAAAGAAAGGACCGAAGAGAGTGTCTTGGTCCACAACAGCATCAGGTAGGAAAAGGAAGGGGAGCCGTTAAGCTCCTCTTTTTTTATATAGTCTCACCCCAATCATAACAAGAGTAGTCTAAAACAATCCAACCTCGTTCTTCGATGAGTGTAATGCCAAACCCTAAACTCTGTTGACATTCTGTATTTGTCTTGTACATCTCTGGGCCAGTAAATGTTTTACAGACAGAGCCATCTGCAAGACAGGCTAATACTAAAGCTGCTATCATTAGTTCTCTCCTTCCATTTCAAGTATAAGTCTATTCAAGTACCATTGTGCTTTCTTCAAGTCCTCAACAGGCTTTCCCTTATACCTGTAACGATGGAGATACTTCTTAGTATTACCTTCCAAGTATCCCAAGAACATCATCGTATCCATGTTGTCCTTCATATAGTCTATGCATTCTATCTGTCCATCACCGTAATGTGCTGGTCTATTTACAACATCAGTCATAGGTTCTCCTTCATAAATACTTTAACCCATTGAGCACATATGTCTGACCGTACAATGTCTTCTACACCAAACTCAATAATAGGAACAGGTAGCATATGCTTCTTAGCTAGGTGAATAACTTTAGACAGGCCATCAGCTTCCTTCAAGTCTGACTGTTGTACATCACCGTTAAGAACGATTGTACTATTTTCTCCCACCCTTGTCAACAACATTTTAAGTTCATGTGTTGTTATGTTCTGTGTCTCGTCTACAATTATAAAAGCATCATCGAAGCTACGGCCCCGCATAAGAGCAAGAGGTGCCATTTCAATGTTGCCATTCTTGATTGCTGTTTCAACTGCTCCTTTTCCAAGGTGCTTCTCCAATACATCTAATACGGGCAATGCCCAAGGCATAGTCTTCTCAGTCAAGTCACCCTTGAGGAACCCTAACTCCTTACCTACGGCAACGTGAGGTCTTGTGATGACGATTTTATCAACTTCTTTCGTCGTGTAGAGGTCGGCAGCAATAGTAGCAGTGACATACGTTTTGCCAGTTCCCGCAGGACCAAGGACAAAGATTTGGGTGAAGTCTTTGAGGGCATCTATAAACTCTTTCTGTTTGGGTGTACGAGGAAGCAGCCCAGAAGTTTTCTTCTGAGCCGCCCCTTTATAGTTAGTCTTACGACGAGTACGTTTAGGTTCTTGTTGTACCATTAGATAGTTATCAACTCTGCTGCAGTGTATGGAATGTGAAAGAACTTCTCACCTTTGGTGATGTATCTACCCTTAGCTTCCTTGAGGTTGTCCTCGGTCAGTAGGGTATCCTTGATTCTCCACACCTGCTTCATGTCATTACGAAAGATGTAGAAGTTTAGTACACCCTTCTGCTTCTGGTACATCTTAACAAGCCTACCCTTACGTTCAGGGATACGGATCTCTGCCCAATGGGTGGGCCAATCTTCTTTCCAAGCTACCTTAACTTCAGCTTCATTGAAGTATGTGTAGTCCTTCTTCTTTGTCACCACATCTACGTTGTAGTTCTCTTCTGTATTGACGATGGTATGCCCCTTCTTCTTGAGAAGGGACACCAGAGTTTCTTTAGCCTTAGCATCATAAGCTTCATACAAGGCTCTGTTGAATGGTCGTTTGATCATGCTACGAAGATTTCTAGCAAGGCAATTACAGTAACGACTACTGCGTATACTTCTATTCCTGTCATGTTAACTCCTTATGTTAGATCTACGATTTCACAAACATCACCTGAACAAGCCATCGTCTGCATGGCTACGGTGTTGTCTTCTTGTTCATACTCTGAAAGCTTTGACCAGTCAATAGCATCTGGCATACAGGACAACAGAGTTTCATAGTCATGCTTACCTACATCTTGGTATGGTGCCTGTTGATAAGTATGTTCGTTGAATGGAAGGAATGATACACCACTCATCTCATCAAAGTATTTGTACACAAAGGCACCCACCTCGAACCATTCATCCTTCTTGACATTGATAGTCACACTAGGTTTGTGTTCACACCAATGACGTTGATACATGAGCCACATCTCTAACTGTTCGATAGCAGTTAGATCAGTAGTAACTAAAGCACCCTTGGGAGACTTCACCGGGAAACTGAATACAACAGTCTGGTCTGGTTTAATGACACAAGGAGCACTTGGTACACCCTGATCCTTCATGAACTGTGTCAAGGGATCTTTAATGTCACCACGGACAGTACGGATATAATGGGGACTGTGGCGAGCATGTATGCCACTGGCACTATCCACCAACTGACTGACCGTCCCTGACGGTTTGACGCATGTAATAGCAGCAGCAACAGGTATACCAAGGCGGTCAGCCCATTCAGCATTAGTATCAACAGCCACGGAACGTAAGTGCTCAAGTGTCTTCTCCAAGCCTTTGTTCTTTGTTGTCATCAAGGGGTTGTCTGTTATCCCTGTGAGTGACACACCGAGCAGGCGTTCTGCTTCTGTGTTGGTAGTCCACACCTTTCGCAGATACGGAAACTTGGTGAAGGTTGATTGGATTGTTCCCAGAATAGTTGCCAGACGGACCTTACGTTCCAGATCTTCCACACTATCCGTAGCACGTACAACAACTTCCGTAAGATTACAGAACTGATTAGGACGCAAGATGATTTCACTGCATGGGTTAGTCCCAAACTCATAGTCAGTATCCCGCCGCCCATTCTTTGCAGCTTGGACTTTACTTGCTTGACGATTGAATACGCCACGTTCACCACTCCCACTTTCTACTAAGGCCATCCACTCTCGCATGAATGAAACAGCATCTGGTTTTTCTGTGTAGCTCACAGAGTTATTAGCTAAGGCACGTTGAGGTTCATTCTCCCACCACTTGCCTGACTTAGCATGACGCATACGATCATCACTTAGGTTAGATAGACTGATCATTGCTGATCGACGTACACCACCTACAACAACAACCTCACCGATCTTACACATGATGTCATGGCATTCGATTGAAGATAGTTTACGTCCCTGTGCATCCTTGAAAGCCTTGACAACAAAGTTAAACAAGTCTATCAGAGGCGCAGGTCCAGAGGCCCGGCCACCGAATACTTTTAGCTTGGCACCTGCTGGACGAACACGAGTTGTGTCCCACTTAGCAATCTCACCACTGTACAGGAGTGCAATCAATTGACGGAGAGCCTTAGCCCAACCTTCCTTGCTATCCTTTACGACTATGACAGTCTCACTATCGAACAACGTAGGGATCTCTGGAAGCTTCTGAACGAACTGCCTCTCGACACTGAAGCCAACGCCAGTACCACACAACAAAATGAACATAGCCTCATCGAAGGACTTAGGGTCATCTACGGGTAGGTAACTACAGTTGTAACCTGCTGTGTTGTCCCTCTCTAATGCTGGACCAGCAGTCATCATGGCTCGCATAGAGGGCATGACAGATAGATCTAGGATAGCTTGCTCTAGTTGATTGATGATGTCTGTAGTATCGTCTTGACCATCATACAACTTAGGGCAGACAACGTTCTCAATGTAACGGTTAACTGTCTCACCCCAATTCTCTCTACGTCCTTCGTCCTCAAGCCAACGAGCATAACGAGAAGTATGAATAAAAGATTGGTAGTCTGTTGGTAGGTAGTTATTCGTCATAAGTATTTCTTCCTCGTGCCCGCATTGTTAAGTCTTCTTCTAACCAAACTAATCTATCAATATCTGTCCTAGATATTCCAATGTCATTTAGTTCTTTGTCTGTCAGTTGGTTTAGTTGTTTGATTGTCTCACGGTGTTGTCGCCATGTACGTAGGTAATTCCAGTATCGCCAGATCCATCTCATCGTTTATCACCTGAACCTCGTAGTGTGCCACGTTCTACACGCCCGTCTAGTTTCTCCATGTTCAATTCCATAACAGACTTGAGTGTACCACCGTAGATATTAGCCAATGCTGTAGTGTAGAACAACACATCCCCTAGCTCGTGCAGCAGTTCTTCATTGCTGTAACGGGCCTTGTCACGTAACATCTTCTTGACTTTCTCTGCTACTTCCCCGGCTTCACCCACCAATCCAAGGGTGTTCTCAAAGATACGATCATTACCTTTGGTCATAATCTTACCTTCTACCCAATCAGAGTACATGTCCAAGTATTCTTTATATTCTTTAAAGCTCATCATTCTTCCATCTCTTTCCAATATTGCATCTCTGCATCTGTGTTAAAGTAATCTTCAAAGCTTATCATTCTTTCTTCTATTAAGAACTTAATGACAAACTCTTCGGTGATCTCGTTGTCTTCTAGTAGATAAGCTAATCCGTAGTTCTCTACCAATGCCCGTAACTTACTCTCAAAATCAAACATCGAACTCTATCTCTATGGGATCTATTGTTGTAGAAAGTTTCTTGATGTCTTCGTAAGCTTCATCAAAACTTTCGTAGATGATTTCCTCGTGTGCCGTATAGCCGTTAGGATATTCAACAAGACACAAATTATAGCACATTGTCTCTTCCATTTCAAATGGTCCTTCGACTATTCTATGTATCTTTAGTATCATCGATCATCCCCATAAAGTATTCAAAGTCTATGACTGCCAGAGGTTTCTTTCTGTTTTCTTTTATAACCACTAGAGGCATTGCAGTTGTAGGACAATTACTTTGTGCTTGCTCCAAGTATCTAAATACTGCCATACTCTTTAGTGACTTACATTCAACACTGTAAGGAAACAAAAGTCTAGCCTTCTTTGACAGTTTTATATCCTCACCAGTCTCACCCATGATAGCAGAACGGATGTCAGTGTCAAGCTCTAATTCAGGGAAGGACTGCAAGATCCTATCCCTTACTAGGTTCTGCAGCCTACGTCCCTTATCCTTTGCACTTCTAACTTTCATTCTTCACCTCGTACACTTGTGGTGTGTTGACAACATCCACCAGATGGAGAGGACCATTGGCATAGAGAAAGGTACGAACCTCAGGCCAGCATAGCTTACGGAACTCACAGTAACCACAGGCCACATCAAGGCGTGTATTGGGTGATGTCTTGCTTTGGGGTACAGGTGGGATACGTTCTTCTGGGATCTCCCCTTTGACCATAGCCTTAGCTGCTTCCATCTCTTCTTCTTTAGTCTTCAACTCTTCTTCGAAGTCATAGACATCTAAGCAGATGTGTCCGTTAACTTTATCGATAACAAGGAATGCACCTGCAGTTTTGTTAGTGACAAGGGGATCATCCTTACCTGCGTAGACATAGGAAGATAGCTGTGAGATGTAACCGAAGGGATCATCATCCCGAAGTGTGCCATCTTTAAACTTCTTGAAGGCGTATGGACTGGCTGACTTAACATCCACTGTCATACCGTCGATCACTGCGTCACGATGTCCTTTGATACCGTGTACATTTAGCTTGCCCTGTAGCCCCTTTACATCATGACCAGCAGCCATAGCTACCGTCAAGGCAAGCTCTTCAATCATGTCCCCGAAGAAGAACTTCAAGAGTGTGTTAGCACCCAGAGGCTCTGCTTCGGTAGACTTGTTGACCTTGTACCAAAGCTTACGTCTACAGGCTGTACCGACAGAGGACAGGGAGAGGTATCCTCTGGGTTCCTGTGGTTTGCTAAACCTTTGGTTCGCAGTCAATGCAATACCATTACCAAGGAGACTGCCTGAGGTACCATCCCAGCCACCTTCACCCCGGATCACTTCATACATATCATCTACGAGTGTCGTTATCTGTTTCATCTAGTATTCCTAACTTCTTTGCTATGTTTATGATGTTCATTATAGACCAACCAGCTAACTCGTCAAGCTCTTCTTCAATGATGTAGAGTTTCCAAGCTAAGTATAGGCTGATAACTAGATTGATAATTAGTATTGCATTTGTTGTATCTATCATTTGTTTTGCATATGCAATCTAAAGGCACCCTCTGGTGACTGAAGGGATGCCATAAGATCCATCATCTGTTGGTAGGACATGTAAATTATCTGATGTTCTTGCATAGCCTCATCGAATTGTCTGAGGTAGACAGTACCATCCTCTGCAATCACCAACTCAACATCCTCAAACTTGTTGTTGTCATCTAGGGTTGTGACAACAGATGCATCAGATTCAAACTCTACAGTGTACATCACTCTTCCTCTAAACAAAAGCCACACATATCATTCTGTGCAGGACCACCACAACTTAAACAGGTCTGCCACTTCTCACCTTCCAGCCCTCTCTTTACTAATGTCACAAAGCCTACGTCAAAGATAGCCATGAATGTCTCAGGGTCACACTCTACTTGTAATGTGGCACTACCATCCTCGTGTTCTTCTATATCTGTTACTTTTATCTCACTCATTATTGATTCTCCCTTAATGCTTTCCAACTTACAGGAAATAATTTAATCATCATTCGATCAATATCCCATGCTACCTCTGCTGTCTCTGCTTGTGTATCAGGCTTACATCGTAGGTTACACATATCAGCAAATGCATCTAGGCTACCTGACCAGTACCACTCAGTCATCATGCTCTGGGGTAGCACCATCCGGGCTTGCTCTGGACAGACACCATTCTCAAGTAATTCTTTATAGGAATCCAGACAAACTGTGTGGCAATCTTCAACCACTAAATCTGTATCCTCATCATACCACTCACCAGTACTCCCTTGCTTCTTATCCTCACTACGCCCACGCCAAGATCTAGGTAAGTAAAACTCAGGCTCACTATCCACATACCTACGGCTAATCTCATTCCAACGTAGGAACTTATGCTTGACAAGTTGCCTAGCTACGAACACAGGTGCCTTAACGTGGAACGATGCAAAGGCATGTCCGAAGGGTGAGAGGTGCTTGTGTTTAGCTAGGTACTTGATCAACTTGACGTCCTTTGGTTGTAGCACCTTAGCCTCACCGTTATGCACCCTTGGCATGAAGTCAGACTTCTTACCGAAGGAAACTCGTGCACTGTTGACTACCGACAAGTCAGTACCCATGTGATCAATGTAAGATGCTACAATCATTTTTAGTCTTCCAATATCTGTTTAATTTTCTTCTTCAGTTGATGTGTCTCAATCAGGAATGCTACTGTCATCCCCAATACAAAGGCAGCAATTACATTCAGGATCATGCTTTCCATTACCAACCCATCTCCTCTTCTTTCTCCTCATGCTTGATGTGCTCAAGGATCTTGACACCAGTCAGTGTGGTACGGCTGTACATTTTACCGTCCTGACCTTTGAAGGTGGTGATAAGGTTAGTCACCTCTGCAGTAGATCCATTGCCGATCAGACCCATCTCTTCTGTCCAAGGATTACCATCAGCATCAGTTACCTTTGGTGCACCACCTGCTTGAGGTAAGACAGAACCATCACGACGAGTGACCTTGTGCTTACGTTCAAACTTGATAGACAGTTGACCTTCCATCAGTCGTTTCTGGTTAGGCTTCTTCTGTGACCCTGTGGCCTGAAGCTTTGTGAACTCATCCTTAGATAATATCTGGTTCAATGTGTATGCACCTTCACATTCCACATAGGAACCTTCGTAACCATTCATGTCACGATTGTTCTCAAAGATTCGTGCCCACTCGATGGTGCCTGTAGTTGTTACGTCTTGATATTTTGCCATGCTAATCTCCTATGCTGGCGTTTCGTGATTCGTTTGTATCTTATATTCTAGTGTGTGTCAAGCCAAGATTTACCAATATCTGTAGAACCTGCAAGGGGACACATGATGTTTAGCTCTAAGCCTGTCCACTCAATAGAGTTACGTTGTATTTCCCCTAGTCTTTCTGCTGCATCTAACGATCCTTCTACCTCTGTCTGCCATTCATCATGCGGCCATGTGACCAGCTTGAACTTAATCTTTTCTTTTGTTGCATCCTCTATCCACTTCCGGGTGGCCCATTTCATGATGGTACTCTCACCATTCTGCAACATACCTGCCAAGGTCTTATGTTCATTCGGGACAACAACCCTGCGACTGTCATACCCTCTGAAGTATCCTCTCTCTGCGATGGCAGGGATTACTTTAGTCTTTAGTTTCTTGAGGCCAGTGATACTATCCATGAAGTTGTTAACAGCCTGACCAGCCTGACCCGTAGATGTCTTGAGGATCTGCCCGATCTTGTTAGTACCTGCACCTAGCAGGAAGGCATAGATGAAAGTCTTAGCCATGTCTCTGGTGATATGTGGTAGACCAAGAGCCTTACGGTTTAGGTTGTGGATGTCTGTCTCGTCTTCCTTCTTACCTGTGATGATAGCATCTATGTACTCTTGGCTCTCCATCAGGTCTGCCAGTATGCGTAGCTGGATACCTTCTGCATCTGTACCCACAAGATAGTTGCCTTCTTCTACCGTCCACAATCCTCTGAATGGTCCGTCATACTTAGCCTTCACCCTCTCCACATCTGTCTTAGGTGTGCCGTGGAAGGCTGCCGGGATGTTGGCTTGGTTAGGTGCAGAGTGTGACAGCCTACCCGTCCATGCCCCAATGTGGTGGAACTTACCATGTATTCTACCGTCCTTACCTACACACTTCAACCACTCGTCAAGGCTGGATCGTCTACCCTCTAGTGTCAACCACTCAGCCAATGCCTTAGCCCCTGAGGGTGCATCATCAGGCAGTGTGTTGAGGTTAGTCTCATTGCACATCCATCCATATTTGGCAAACTTAGCAGACCGTGTTTGATCTGGTATCCGTTCACGTTCAAACTTTAGATACCCCTTGGTCTTGTCCACTGGTTGCCACCCTGCATCCCACAGCCTGTCGATCCTCTGTGGTGTAGATCCGGGATTGAAGGGTACATACTCCATGCATACCAGATCCTCCCCATCCTTGTATGTCTTACTGTACTTGCCAAGGGCATCCGTTACATTCTTGTATAGGCTACCATCTGCCTTCATCCGATACTTGATACGGTTGACCTCGACAAGCTTAGGCGGGAAGTCGATCTGGAACTGTGCCTCTAACTCTGACATGCGTGTTAGCACACCGCCCAGATATTCCTCTGCCATGTCCTCGTCAAACTTAAACCCATTGGTGTGCATGTCATGACAGATAATCTGGATGTCATGCTCCATGCGTAGAGCCTTAGACCATTGCTTGTCGAAGATCATACCCTTGAATTTGTTGAACAGTTTAACAGTCACCTCTACATCATTGATGCAGTAGTCTTCCATCTCTTGTGTCAAGCCACCTTCGAAGTCTTTGAAGTCACCCTTGTACAGGCCAAGTCTCTTGCCCCATGCATCTAGGCTATGACCCATAGATATATTATAGTCAGCAAGACGAGAGACAACAAGAGTATCAACAACAGCACTGGGTTGAATGGTATCTCCAAGTAAACGATTAATGACAGGCACATCAAAACCAAGGCCATTGTGAAAAACATATTTGCTCACCCCTTTGCAGTAGGTTTTAAATCTCTGCATCTCTGCAGCATCAGAGGTAAGGTTCCTAAAGACATGGGCCTCACCTGTGTTGACATCCTTTGAGCAGATAACCCAGATGTGTTTAGCATCCAAGCTATCTGTCTCTATGTCCATTGCTACTATCTTCATAACTTACCTATCCAATGTATGACTTCATCATGGGGATCATCAGGAGAATCTATCAAACTTTTCTCTGAGCATGAAGGTGTCTCCGTCGAAGGTGAGTGATCCTGCATGTCCTGTTGTTCCTGCTGGTCTGTTCTTTGTGACCAAGAGTTTGGTGGTGTTTCTGTCATCGTCATCCTCCGACATCTTATCCCTCTCTAACTTAACAACAACACTAGCACGTTTACCAATCGTCCGACAATCCCTTATCTGCCCGTCATCATTCTCGTGGGCGATGGTTACGATACCCACGTTTAACTCAGCCGCCATCCGGGATAACTGTACGGACAAAGCCGACAACCACTTCTCAATACTCTCGTCACCCTGCCTTGAATAGGCCAAGTCTTGGATAGGTTCAAAGAATACATATTTCACACCACATGCCTGACTAAAGTATCTGATCCTGTTTAGTATCTCCATTGGATCTTCGTCCACACCTATAGTAAACTGGTAGAGGTTTTCTTTCTCTGTCAATTCAATCAATGCCTGATCCACTTCCTCACCCATCTGTGCCTCGTCAATCAGATCCTTGCGGGTGAGGTTACGTTGTAGCTTGTAAGACACCAGCCCCAGCAACCCACGTTTCTTTGTCTCCTCAAGGTGACAGATAGCAATGGGAATATCTGTGTGCTTGGACAACATATGATACTCTAGGTACCTCATGAACTCTGTCTTACCAATACCTTCGGGTGCTTGGAACACTGTCAAGTGTCCTTGCATTAGCCCTAAGGCTACCTCGTCAAAGGCTGCAATACCTGTGGGTAGGTACATTGCATCGTCTTCTTCGTGCAGGATGCCTAAGAATTGTTCGGGTGTATTCCATACATTCTGTGGTGTGTACTTCTTTGCGTTGTAGAATGCAGATCGATAGGATGTTGCTGCGCCAGACTCCAAGAACTCATTGGCATCCTTGTACTTATCATGTGGTATTCGATAAACCTTATTCGGAAACAGGTTAGCTATCTTATCTGCTATTGCATTCCCGGCATCATCCGTATCAACCGACAACACAATCTTATCAAAGCTATTGAGCCATTCCTTTGCAGCACCTTGCCATAACTTCTTGGATGGTGATGCAGATGGTAGTGAGACACATGGATACTTATGGTCAAGCATCTGGAATGCAGACAGGGTATCAACCTCTCCCTCTGTTACAACAACAAGTCTAGCAGATCCAGCATTGAACTTATCCATGCCAAACAGTTCATCACTCTTGAACCCTGCCTCAGTCCTAAAGTCTTTGGGCATGGTACGCATCTTACGTCCACCTGATGGATAGATGTAAGCTTGTTTCTGTATCTCTCCCTCTGCATCTACAAAGCTTTGCACCCCATAGAAATCCATAGTCTTTTCCTTAACACCTCTATACTGCATGATCTTAGGTGTTAGAAGTTGTGTCTGTAATACTGTCACGTTGTCCTCTCTTTCTTTCAAGGGGTATTTATCTCTTGCCCAGTCCCGCAACACCATCCCTCTATGTGGGTATGATCTATCACAAGATAAGCATTTACCATTCATATCTTCCGTCCAGTATGTAAAGGCATCACTACTAGAGCAATCCTCGAAGGGACATGGTTGATGTGTTAATCTATTCATAGCATCTATCCTTATAGAATATATATTCGGGGGGCCAGAACAAGTCTATTATATCCATGATCTTTCATCTGTCAACACCTTTTTTCATGCTTACCGTTAATTAAATTTAACACACTCTCAAAATAGTCTATTAAATTCTCAGGTGTATACTCTCTTTGATATTGAGTACATCTTGTTGTACCTTTAACATTGCCGCAGATTGATCTTAACTTTCCTTTCTCACAGTAATGTAATGTTTCATCCTTCGGCGGTAACTCAGGCAATTCATCCCTATCAATTCCACAGATATAAAGTTTAGTTTTCTTATGAGCTACATGACCAAAGTCATATTGATCAATTAATATAGTGAATCCACCATATTTATCTACCTGCCCAACATCTGGTAAATGCTTACCGAATAGCCTAGAACCTGATGGATGTTCTAGGACACCACCGTTTTGTCTTATCTTTTTTATAGACCATAGGGCAAGATCAGCCTCCCCCGGCCTAGCATTATGAGCCATGTGTGATAACTTACCCCACGTTCTACAAGGTGGGTGACAAACCACTGGAAAATATTCTTTATAGGATAAAGCATCTCTGCTCGCATCATATACATCCCAATTTTTTCTTTTCTTATAGGCACTATCTTTTCGTACAAACAAAGCTACATACATTTTATTATCTTCCTTTCGACTTTCTGTATAAAATATACAGCACATAAAGTATCAGATCAAACCGCATCAGTAATGCCAACATGACCAGCACCCCGACTA